ATCAGTAAATGATACATTATCCAAAACTATGGGAATATCTCTCTTTTCTCCAATAGAATCAATCAAATCTACAGTTAGATTAAATGATGGTTGAAAATAAGGTAGTATTTGTTCAACTACTTGCAGGGCATCATCCTGCAATTTTGTCATTACATTTAATTGAAATCCAATGTTATATGGAACTGGTAAATAAACTTTTTTTAAATTTGTCCCATCAGATGCTTTAAATGTTTGAGTAATATTTGCTTTCCTAGTCGCATCATATTGAATAGATGTCATCTCAAATGCCATTCTGGGTAATGTAATGGCAATTGGTTTATTTAATTCTGGTTGCTGTTGGATTCTGGCAAGAAATTTTTGAATTGGACCATATGCCAAAGCAACCTTCATTTCACTTATACTATCACCAGTGGAATCTTTGTGCCTTATGTAAATATCATTGAAAACTGTTCCAAATGCAATGACAGTTCTTCTGATAATTTCATGATAGTAATATGTTCCAAGCATTAGAATGTACCAAATGGATTTGATTCTGAAAAATCTACGATGCCTTCGGCTGCGTTTTCAATTTCTACATTTTCACTATATTTATCATATTGGTCCCATGTATCATATGATTGGACAGAATAAATTGCACTTGACGCAGATCCAACAAGAATTTCTCCTGGATAAAATTCTTTTGTTGCAGCATTATCTACAAAAGACACCTTAAGAACTCTTGTATCAAGATCCCACGACTTGACTCTACCACGAGTTCCGGATATGGATCCAAATATTTCCTCATTGAAAATATAATTACCAATTCCGGAAAGAACTGGTGGGGGTGCAATTGTTACGGTTGGTGCAACTGTATAACCAGCACCAGGGTTTGCTATTCTCAAAGATGCTACCGTTTGTCCGGTACCTACAATTGCAGTTGCTACAGCAGTCTCTCCGGCACCTGTTGGTCCACTTATTGTTACTGTTGGTGAAACAATATACCCAGATCCAAAATTAACCATTGTTAATGTGGAAATGCCGCTCTGGGTGGTTTCGATTGAGCATGTAGCTGCAGCACCAACGCCACCACCGCCCGAAATCACAATAGATGGTGCAACTGTATATCCTGCTCCCGCTGAGATTAAAACAATAGATTCTACAGATTTAACTCCACCTCTACTTGTGGTAATTGCCACTGCCCTTGCAGTTATTCCCCCAACCGGTGCTGATGTAAATTCAACCGTAGGTGTAGAAGTATAACCATATCCGTCATTATTCAAAAAGACTTTACGAATATATCCAGTTGCTAATGTAGCACTAGCAAAGGCTGTAGATCCTGCTCCAATAAGTTGTAAAGTAGTAATATACCCTTCATCTTTAATTTGACTATCAATTTCTTCAATGGTAGTATCAATAATTTCATCCTCATATTCAAACAACTCACACTTTAATTCATACATGTAAAGTTTTCCTAGTTGGTAAAAATTAACCTCATGCTCAACAAATTTAACTTCGAATAATCTTTGCCCTAAAGGAAAATAAACCAAATCACCTTCTCTTGGTCTAGATGCAAGAACAATTTCATCATCATCAGACGCTTCTAAAAAGGGCGCTATGAAATCTTCAAATCTTTCTTTTGAAATTACTAAACTTAATTCATCTTTCAAATTTACACCAAATTTTGAAAGAATATCTCCTTGACCACTATATCCATCATAATTATTAATATATGCTTCAATCGCATAATTATCATCAAATTTTGATGATTGAATTTCCCTAATTATGGTTTGCTTTCTGACAAATTTTCTAGGAATGTAGATTACATCTACTCCATAAATTTTTAACTGTTCATTAATTAAATCTTGTACAAGCCTTTGTTCTCCTGCAGAACCTTGTAAAAAGAAAGGATTAAGTGCCATTATTATCCAATAAAATCGTAAGGTGGAAGTTCATAATCCATAGACATTCTTTGCATTATGTCTGCAATTTCTCTTTCAGCGTCTTCATAAATTTCTCTACCATTTAATTCAATTCCACCGGGGAGTTTGACTCCTCTGAATTTAATTAGATTTTGACCCCATTGTCTTTTTATTAGAGCAGTTAAGTATCTCTTTAAAAAACTATCATTGTAAACTTTAGTAAACTCATTAGGATCTAAAATTCTATAACAATCAATAATAATATAATTATCTTTTGCTTTTGCAGTCCAATCTATATCTAAATACAATCTATTTTGTCTTTTATTATATCGTATCTGCTTATCTGGTGTAAGTAAGAAATCAATATCTTCCAGATATGTTTTAACCATAGAATACTGTAAAAGTTCAACCGAATTAAAATAATATAAATCATTTAAAAATAACTGATACTTAATACTAAACATTCCTGCAGAGATAGTGCTAGTATCAAACTTAAAAACTTTTTCAATTCCAATTATTGAGTCTGGTACTTGAATAAAATTGGAATTTTCATAAAAATTAAATGTAGTGGTTCCAATTCCACTGATATTAGCCGATCCCGTTGTGGTAACAATACCAGCACCTACACTAGGATCTGCTTGTCCCCTATTTAAGTCTTCTTGTGTAATTTTATACTTGAGATACATTCTCTCAACACCATCAAAATGCCTCTCTTGAAAGTATTGGAGCGCATCATCAACTAAATCATCGATCTGGTCGTCATCAACGTTAATTTCCAGTACAGGTGCTCCTAATCTTCTTAGGCAGTAATCAATTAATTGTTGTCTGGTTGCTGGTTTTGCCATTAGTAAGTACCCCCATCTATTGCATTTGACCAAGTAGGAATATTGCTATTATCCGTTGTCATTATATAGTTTGTATAATCTATTCCATTCTGTGGACTATTTGTAGAAACCATTAGTCCACTGGAATTGAAATATGGCATTCCGTTGGTATAATATGGTCCATAATATAATCCACCAGATACTGTGGCAATTCCAGATATAATCGCGTTTCTGGCAGTAAATTCATCAAACTTTAGGTCATCACTTACATATAAGTCGCCATCAACATATACATCACTTTTAAATGTTGTCAGACCTACAAATGTAGAAACCCCCGTTACATTTAAGTTATTGACGGTGGCAATACCAGTTACTCTACCATTTCTAGCGGTAAATTCGTCAAATATTAAATCATCACCAACTCTTAAGTCTCCATCAATAAAGACATCATTTTTAAAAGTACTTACGCCAACAAAAGTAGATATGCCACTTACATGAAGTTCTCTTATAGAACCAATGCCACCAATTACATTTTCTGCAGTTACGGCTCTACCACCAGCTGATCCGGAAATGCTAGAAATTACTTTTACGGCATTTTGTTGTCCAACTCTAACTTTGATATCGGACATTAGCGAGTAACTCCTTCTGTTACGATAACCATTCCTTCAATTACTCTATTCTTGACTCCAAATTCATCCGTAATTACAACATCATAAATGTATCTTCCTGCCTTTAAAGCAGTCGTTTGTGTAGCAGTTAGTCGCAGCAAAATTTGACCTATTGTTGGTGGGGACTCAATAGTTGCGGTAAAAGATGTTGAGCTGGTGCTTCCAGCCCATTTTCTCATCTGAGCTGCTACTGTGTAACCAGTCAAATCAAAGGAAGAATTTGTATCGGTTCCTTCTAAAGTAAATGATTGACTGAAATCGGCTCCAGAATTTACGACTAGATTATTTACATATACTGCAGCCATCTATTCTTTAAAGCTCTACTTTTTATTTATATTTCAAGTGCTCCCAAAGATTGAATGACTTCTTGTTGTTTCAAATATAATTTGCAATATAGTTTTGAAAAATTTTTAAGTTCATCAAAATTCATCTCATCAATGAGTCTTGAATGTTTTTCGTATTCAAATAATTTATTAATGGTATCAAGTGTAATATCATCTGGATCCATTGACAATCTCCTTTAATAAAGATTTAATTTCATTGATATCTTCTTTAATCTTGTCTAATTCGTTTTTTTGTGTCTCTCTATTGTTTAAACTATTTACATATTGGTTGTATGCATTACTGTCGCAATTTAAAATTGCTCCGGAATTTTCATCACGATATAAATTTGGATGTCCTTTTACTGGTATCATCATCGGATTGCAATACACCTCAAATCTTTAAAACGAGGAGGATAAGCCTGATTTGTAGAAGACATTACGATTTTGATTGTAAATCCACTAAATTGACCAAGATTATTGGCAGAAAACTCATATTCTAAAAATTGATTTTGATTACTTGCAGGAACAAAAATATCTGGTAATCCACTATTATTTGCAGGATCTATAATATCAAGATATCCATCGTTATTATTGTCTATTGTTAAATTATTATATCCTGGGAATAATTCAAATGATTGTTCAACTTCACTAGAATCTGCTCTTAATAAACTGTAAAGAACTCTAAAATCCGCAGAAAAATGTCTATATGCTGAAAGAATCACTTTAAGAGAAGTTGCTGGTTGAGCCAATCTCACAGTATTTGAAACATATATTGCAGCATGAGGATCTTCTAGAATAGAGTTAACTCTACCATCCTGCTGATAATTAGTTATTGGAGAATTGATTCTATTACTATGGAAATCAG